TTACCGACCGAGCAGGTGGTCGCGGACGATCTCCACGGCCTCCGCTTCATCGTCGTCGGAGATGCCGAGGAACGGCCGTGCCGGCAGGCCAGGGTGGTTCACCTGGCTGACCGGATGGGGCAGCCCCGGCCACCACAGCGCCTTCTTGTTCCGGGGTCGAATGACATACGGGTCGCGCCCGAACTGGTGCGAGGGCGCGTAGACCAGGTTCGACGCCACCGCCACCGCGTCGTCGCCGCGGAGCTCGAAGAAGACGGAGTCGCGCAGCGTTCCGCTCTCCTGGAGGATGCAGGGGGTCTTCTTGCGTGCCTTGGTGGAGGCCGCCAGCGGCTCCCAGGGTTGCCCCTGGGGGTCCTCCTGCGCGCGGAAGCGCTCGTCCGTTGAGAACCGCAGGCGCTCGCCGATGCTCTGGAGCGGTGAGCGCAGGCTTCCACTGCGTTCCACAAGGTCCTGCAGCAGCGCCAGAACACGGCGCTCACCCCGGACGCGGGTGCCGAGCGTGAGGTTCGACATCAGAAGATCAGGTCGAGCGGCCGCTCCCCGCCGGCTTCGTCCTCAGCCACGGCCCGCGCCGGCTCGCCTGGCGGCGCCGGGTAGTCGTCGGCCAGCGCAGGCGGCACACGCCAGAGCTGGCCGAGGACCAGAGCCATGTCCCGCCGGCTATGGAGTGGGTCGGTGACGTCGTAGTCGGTGGGCATCGGGTGCCCGGTCACCGAACCCTGGCGCAGGGCCGTGTCCACGAGCTGGCGGACCTGGCGCGCTGCCGGCCCGCCGAGACGCCCAATCTCTGGGTCCCAGTCAAGCCTGGTCGGCTCGCCGCCTGCTGGCTGCTCAAGTGGTAGCCGCATCGTCGCCACGCACAATCTCCTGCTTCTGAGTCTGAAGGATCTGCTTTATACGTCTCTCGCTCAAACCAGATCGTAATGCAAGCTCACGGATAGAAGCCCCTTTTCGCCTCTGTCGACGGATCTCCTGATCGCGGTGAGCTTTCTCAATGGCTTGAAGTCGTGGCACGTAAATGCGCTCCCTCGCGTAACGCTCACAGAGCTTGGCGGCCGCCTCCGGCCCCAGTGTTCCGACCAAGGGATGGCCGGGCGTGGGCTCCTTCGGAATACTCACATCCCGGCCTCCGTATTTTTCCACGAGAGAACGCGTTGCGGCTTCCCCGATGAGCTCTGCGATCTCTCGAAAGGAAACAGGGATAAGGTTCTGGTACAGCATATGATCAGTGTCGCGTAATGGGGTGTGCCCCGCTGATGCGACGGACCATATCCCACTCCTGCAGCCGTAGCCAGCCGAGCCGGATGAACATGTCCGCGAGCTCCTTATCGGTGACATTGGGCTCATAGCCAAGCTTCGCCTTCATCTCCAGCCGGATGCTCTGAATCACTGGCGGCGGTTGCCGTTTACGCTTTGCGGCGTGCTCGGCGATCCTCCGCGGGGATATGTCGTAGCCTTCGCTCTGCAGCCACTCTGCTATCTGCTCGGGTAACTCGAGTCGGGCCAGCCTGTCCTCGAGCTCGTCGAGGACGTTCGGCGGCAGCTTCTCGACTTTATTCCTGGCGGCCATGTGAGTGTGTTCTTCTTCCAGCCGGCCGATCGGGGCTACGAACGGCAGATGGATCGAACTTGTCCATCTCCTCATAACCCGTTCGTACGGTGTCGTATACGGATTCGATCAACCACCCAAGGCCGATGGGATCAACGCTCGCGAGTCCGTCCGGGTGTGCGGCGGCCTTCACTAGATCCGCGATAGCCCGAAGCTGCGTGAGACCTATATTGACTCTGCCTTCTGCGCTGACGTCGTATGAAGATTGATCGCCCTTCATGCGTCGCTCTCCTATGCTCGCCCAACGTGGGAGCAGTGTGCGGGCTTACGTAGCACGACTTTCCCGTCCGTTCCCGTTCGATCGCGCGTGAGACGCCCTGCGCTAGGAATTGTCAACAGACGCGCCGTCAAGGCGATCGACGTAGTAGTCGATGTCGTCGTAAACGCGATGAATCATATCCCCTATCGCCCATCCGTTACAGTTACTAAGGTTGTCGCCCGCCGCTTTCAGCAGCCGGGCGATTCCATCTAGGTGCATGAGCGCCTGCCGGATATCATCCAACGGCTCGTCGGTTGTGTTGCGTCGTCCTCTGTCGGTCATGAGGTCTTATCCTTTCTAGTGGCGTGGTGAGAGCCGCTCTCTTTTGAGCGGCGATGGTCGCGCCACCGTTGCGCGGCAACGATGGCATCGGAAATCTGGCTCCGCGTGAGGAACCGTGGGCTTTCAACCTTACATATACGCTTCACGAACGTCTTGAGTCCGTTGTCGGAGAGCCCATTGAAGCCGAGCTCCCGGGCGAGCGCGGCGAGCTTGCTCCACTGCGCCGGCGTCGGCCGGTTCTCGCTGCTGGTCCCGCCGCGGCTGCCCGGCGGGTCGAGAGCGCCGAGGTCGTTCAACGCCTTGACTACCTGCTCGAGGGTCTCGTCGCCCAAGTCACTGCAGGAGCGTTTCCCGGTCGAGCGCTCGAGCCATAGACGCCGCTCGTCCTCGGTGAATCCCAGGCGTTTCGCGCCAAGGTGCACCGCGGCGATCAACCGGCTGCGGCGCGCCTTGTGGCGACGAACGGCCATCGCTCAGCTCTGGGCCTCCGTAGGCCAGACGATCCGGTGCAGGTTCGGATCGAACACGCAACGAGAGCGCTGGATCATCGGTGGATAAGGCCCGCTGTTCCTGGCGCGGACGAACATGTAACGGGTCTTCGCGCCAGGTCGGGCGGCCTTCACGACGCGCAGATAGCCGGCTTTTAGAAGGTAGCGGGTGTAGGATTCCGCGTCCGCCTCGGCGACAGGCGTTTGTGCGGTCGAAGCGTGCAGGGCAAGCTCTCTTGCGGAGAACTCTCGGAGCAGCTTCATGGTTCTCCACATCTGCTCTCTGCCGCGCCCCTGTCGTACCTCGGCCCCGTCGCGCCGCACCCTCGGCGCCTCTATCCCAACGTCCCGCGACAGTTCGAAGATCGGCGATGGCGCGCCGGGCTCTTGCGAGGCACGCACGCCGCATCGGATGAGGTAACCGGCACGCTCGAGTCCCTCGATGTAGGTGCGTAGGGTCGCAAGATTGATCGCGGTCTCCCCTCGGAGCTCCGGCACGGTGAAGCGCCGCAGCTTTCGTATGGCCGCCCACATGACTTTCCGGCCTTGCTTTCTCGGCCCCACCGCGGTCAGATGCACGGGTCGCATCGGCATGAGCTACGCGATCCGCCTTCGTGGTGCGTCCCCCGTGAATATCTCGGCCTTCCCCCAGGTGTCGATGTCGATTCGGTCCAGGCCGCGGCGCAGCGCCTCCTCCCGCGCGTGTTCGAGGCTTACGCAGATTCGCCGCACCGACCCCTGGGCGTGCTCGCAAATACGCCGAAGCAGCGCGTCGCCGACGCGCACGCGATCACAGTAGAGCTCACGCAGCTGCCGCGCATCCTCGAAGTCGGCGGGCTGCGCAGGATGCCACTGCAGCACTCGACTGTGAAAACGCTGGAATCGCTTGAGCTTCTGAGGGAGCCGTTCTTCACCGATCAGCAAGATTGCGGCGTTCGAGCTGTCGTGTATGTCGCGGACGAGCTCGACCAAACCACGCTCGACGAGATGATCGCCCTCGTCCAGCACCAGCGGACGGCCAGAGAGCGCCAGCTGCTCACTGGCCTGCTCGGACATGTCGTAAACAGTCCGCTCGGGCTCAATCCCCATTTCGTGGAGGATCCGGCTCACGAGTGCTTTTTTCGTCCACGAGCTACGAACCCGGGTGTAGTAGGCCCGTGAGCAGTTGGAGGCATAGAGCGCGCCAACAGTCTTGCCCCAACCGGACGGTCCGTAGATTGTCACGATGCCCGGTAGGTGATTTCGTCGATTCAACGCCGTCTGGAGAGCGCCGAAGCACACCGCGACGTTCTTTAACGGAGCTACGTCACGCTTGACGGGCGGCGGCCCAGCCTCTTCGGACATGCTTCAATCTCCTCGCTGTCAATGGTGTCGGTCTTCGCGGTTCGTTTACTTCGCTTCGGGCCACCAGGCCCCGAGCTCGTCGTACGTGAGCCGCAAGCCGAGGTACTCGCCGGTCTGACGATACGAGTCGAGCCAGCGGCGCTCCGATTCCGTGAGCAGCCCCGGCGGCCGCGCCTCCAGCGCGAGCGCGCGGCGGAAGCGCTCGTCGTCGCTCTCCTTGGGGCGTTCGTCCTCACGCATCATCTGGACCACGCGTTCTTGGGCCTCCGCGTCCACCGCCGCCGGCGCCGGCGGCTCGTCCATCGCGTCGCGCGCTTGCACGGCTTGCGCGGCCGCGGCGAGCTCGTCGGTGTCGTGGCGCTCGGCGGGTTGCGGGAAGCTCACGAGGTTCTGCGCGCGGCGCTCGCTCGCGGCCAGCATCTCCTCCGCGACGTCCTTGACGCGCTCGTGTCTCGCGGCGGCCTTGAGCGCGCGGCGGGCCTCCTGCACGCGCTGGCGTTGGCGCTCGCGGGCGTGGGCGGCGACCTCGCGGCGTGAGATGCCGGTGACCTCCGGGCACTCCGCGACGCAGACGAACCCCTCGGCGCCGAAGACGTAGACGCGCCCGAGATCGTGCGGGTCGTAGAGCACGCGCACGCGTTGGCCGGCGAGGTCCGAGAGCTCCGGCGCCATGTAGGTGAGCCCGTCGATGTGGATGCCGGTTTTTCGCACCGTGCGGGCGCCGTCGCCGGGCGCCTCCGCGAGCAGCACGTCGAGCGCCCGCTCGTCCTCCACCCGCCGCACTCGCCCGCGCCATGCGGCGGCGGCCTCGAACGGGCTCTTGCCCAGGCCCCGATGCGTCTCGTGGTGGTAGACGGCTTCGCACCAGCGATCGCATATGGCCTGAAACTCGTTGGCGCTCATGCGCACGTCGATGACATCGCCCCGGCTCATGAGCCGGTCGGCGAAGCTCCGCCGCGCCTCGATAGCCTGGCGCTCGGCCACGTCATGGCCGATATAACCTGGCAGAAGCTCGACCAGGTCGTGAGCGAAGGTCCGGAAGAAACGCTCGACGTGCGGCTTCAGCCACGGGGCGAACTTCTCGCACAGCAGGTGGTCGATCTCGAGCGCGGTGACCACGCGGCCGATGTGGCGCGAGGTGTAATCAGCGCCCTGGTCGGTCTTGATAGACTCGGGCACGCCCCAGTCGAGGAGCGCGCGGCGGATGAGCGCAGCGATGGCCGTGGCGCGCGAGGTCTTGCTGACCAGGAGCTTCGCCCGGCGCGAGTAGACGTCGACCACGCCGATGATGCTGTGCCGGCCGTCCGAGAGCATGACGTCCGCCGGCGTGGAGTCCATCTCCCAGCGCTGGTTCAGCCGGCTCACGTCTTCGCTCGCGGAGCCGTAGGCCACCATGTAGCGGCTCTTCCACGCGTCCGGGTTCGACACCGCGAGGGAGAGCTCCACATGCTCCTCGCGCCAGCGCCTCATCCAACGCTCGAGCGCCCGCACCGACGGGAGCTCGATGCCGGCAACCGACGCGAATCGCGCGCGCGCGGCCCGGTGCACGTGCTTGGCGGTGGCGTGAGGATGCTGCGTCAGCATGGCCTCGACGAACCGGCGCAGTTCCGGCTGCGTGTCCACCTTGCCCGACCCGCGCCGGTTGCCGTAGCGGCCGGCGAGACTCGACACCCCCTCGTCTGAGAGCTGACGCTCCCAGCGCTGCAGGCTTCTAGGGCTGACGCGGGACACCTCCTCCCGTACCCAGGGCTCGACCTCGAGCTCGCCCCGCGCGTAGCCCTCGCAGAACGCATACTGCGCCGCCACCTTGGAAAGACCGCTCTCGCGGTGGAAGCGCCTGAAGGCGTTGACCACTGCGAGACGGGCATCCACACGCCGCTGACTTTCCGGCGAAGCTCCCGTAAGCGAGGCCAGCGACGACTGCCGCCCGCGCGCCGCGTCCAGCTCGCGTAGCGCCGCCCGGGCCTTCGCCGGCGAGCCGCACAGAGCGCTCCGAGTCTCGGCCGGGAGGGCGTCGACGAGGTATTCGACGCGCTGGCCACCCCGCACGGCCACCGTACGGCGCCGCCAGGCGCGCCGCTCGGCTTCCAGGTGGACCAGTCTCTTTTGACTCGGCATCCCCGGAAGTCCTGCGAGATCACGGGCGCTATACCATGCCTTCATTTTCAGGCTTACATGGTTGTTTTTGCTGTTCAGCGATGCGAGAAGCGGCAATTATTCTCTTTCGCATCTGGCGGGCGCGGGGGCCGTCCCATGCCCCACACAAGGCGCTCCTTGCGACCTGTGGGTTGATGCCGCGAGAACGGCACCACGCGGTCAAAGTCGTGCCTTGGGAGACGAATCCCCCTCTGACGTTGAGAAACAGCTGCAGTCCGGGCGACACTCTTGGAATATCGATGCTTCACATGTCTAAAACATATCTTAACAAACTTAACATACCGGATTCCAGTGAGCGAGCAAGAAAACAACCCTGTAGAGGCCATTCTTCAGCGAATACAGGCGGTTACGGGGGTCTCTACGGACGCCGCGTTGGCGCGCGTTTTTGGGGTGTCACCCCCAACGATTTCCGGCTGGAGGGCCCGCAGGGCTGTTCCGTACAGGAAACTGCACGAGCTCGCCGAGGAAAGAGAGCTGTCTCTGGACTATTTGCTGTTCGGGAGACACCCGGACGCTGTTTCTCTGCCGGTGTTATCACTCATCGGAGCGCATCTTGAGCAAGCGGCGAAGGAGCGGGGCTATGACGAGTGGAGCGCAGCACTTCGCTATTGGTACGCGGGCCTTATTTACAACAGACTCAAGACCTCCGGCGAATTGGCGTTAGTGCAACCCGACGATATTCATAGAGAGTGCGAGTTCCTAATAGATGTCCTCCAGACACAAGGCCGCGCGCGGACGACGGCGGAGTTGCTAGATCCCTACAGTGATGCTGAACTGGCTGAACCGAAGACGAAGCGGCGACGTCGTAATAGAGGTTGAGCGAGGTGTGTGCACGTCCGAGCGATGTCCGCGCCCCCCTACGGCGAGGCGCGCCATCGAGCGAAGGACGGCGACAGGTTTCGAGCGCCGGGCAGCCCCCCAACTTCAGCGTTTCCTTATATGCTCGCCTGAGAGCCTCTGTGTGCCGTTTTCGTGCCGACCCGCCCCAAGGGTCGAGTTCGCGATTCCGACCCCGAATTAATCACGCTCACGCATTTTTAATCAGGGTCTCGACCAGGAGTTGGAGAGATTCGCACGGGCTGAATGCACGCGGGAAAGGTTTCCCGTGTGTGTCGCGACACTCAAGTGGGTAGCATTTGAGAGGATGGAGTGGAATCCGACCACCGAAACCTTGATCGACGTCCTCGGCATCAGTACAGCGGTCAAACTCCTCGATCGCTTCGGTGGCCGGGACCTCTACGTCCCCCGCGAGGCAACCGCGGACCATCCGATCACTTGTCAGATAGGCCCCCAACCCGCCGAGCGCCTTTGCCGGGCGTTCGGCGGGCGTCAGATTCGGCTCCCGGTCATGGCCAGCGTGCTCCGGCGTCGACGTGACGACGACATCGCGAGACGGCGGGCGGCCGGCGCCAAAATCGTCGAACTCGCAGACGAGTTCGAACTGACTACCTCGCGCATCCACCAGATTCTGAGGCGGCTGAGGATGGAGGACTCGAGTGTATGAGTTTTGCGCATTGACCCTCGGCAGCTGCCGGGTCGCAGTTTTCGCATGCACGCTTGGTGAGGCGACCGAAGTCGCCGACCGCGTCCTCCGCGATTTCAGGAAACCGCCGGTCGAGCTCTACGGGATGTTCGGTCGCGAGGTGTGGCTCTTGCAGCTCGTCCCGCACACCACGGACTTGCAAGACGACGACGACCTGGCGCTGAGTGAGCTCCGTACCGTTCTCGAGGCGTGCGAGGCCGCGAATCCCGCCCTTTTTGCGTGGATACGCCGTGCAGTTGGGCTCCCTTACGACCCCTCTGCCCAACAGCCGGCAGACGAGCGGCTCAGCTTTCTCGAACTCATGGAGGACGCCTTGAAGGTCAATCGCGTGGTCCAAGACGCGAGACGCCTGCAAGATGCGATGCGCGAATTCGAAGCGATGCATCCCGCCAAATATACGAGGAACTAAAGGATGTCTCGAAACCAGGTCGAAATCGTCTTGAAGCTCGGCGCCGCCGACTTCCGCCGCGCCGCGCGTCAGTCCGAGGCGGATTTCGGCCGCGCCGTACGCGGCATGCGGACGGACTCGCAGCGCTTTCGCCAGGCGCTTGAGGTGCTGGACTTCAAGACGGGTCCGCAGATACGGCGCGAGGTCCGGCGCGTGGAGGCCGCCTACGGGCGGCTCGTGCGCTCCGGTCAGCTTTCCTTCGCCGACCAACGTCGCGCCCAGGAGCAGGTGCGCCGGAAGATCGCCGAGATCCGCAGCGAGTCGGCGCGCACCTCGCCCGTCGTCGGCGAGCTCCGCAACCAGCTCATCGGCATCTTCTCCATCGCTGCTGCCGCGCGGTTCGTGCGTTCCATCATCCAGGCGCGACTCGAGTTAGAACGCATCCAGCGCGCGCTGACGGCGGCAACCGGCAGCTCGGAGGCCGCGGCGCGAGAGTTCGGTTTCGTCGAGGAGCAGGCTGACAGACTCGGGTTGAATTTGCGCACCGCGGCCCGGGACTTCTCGCAGTTGGCGGCTGCCGCCCGGGGCACCCGAGCGGAGGGCAAGGTCACGCGCGACGTCTTTCTCGGCGTGGCGGAAGCCGGTGCCGTCCTCGGCCTTAGTGTCGACGCGCAGGGTCGCGCGCTTACAGCCTTGACGCAGATCATCTCCAAAGGACGAGTTCAGGCCGAGGAACTTGTGGGCCAGCTCGGCGAGCCGATCCCCGGTGCACTGCAGATCGCCGCGCGCGCGATGGACACAACGACGGCATCGCTCCTGAAATTAGTGGAGACCGGCGAGGTGGACGCCATCGACTTCGTCGCGAAATTCGGCCGTCAGCTTCGGCGCGAGTTCGCGGACCAGGTGCCCCAGGCGACAGACAGCACACAGGCGGCGCTCAATCGGCTGAGCAACGCCATCTTCGAGGCGCAGAACGACATCGCTGAGAGCGGGTTCATCGACACCGTCGGTGACCTGGCCCGTGGGCTAGCAGCCATCGCGCGGCTTGTTCAGCCTGTGGTATTTGGCCTCCGCTCGATCGGCGCGATCAAGGGCTTTGAAACGCGGCTACTCGAGAACCTGCTCACCTTGGATTTCGCAGGCATTGGCCGCGACGCCCAGGCATTGGGTGAGCAGCTCGCGTTCGAGTTTGAACGCGCATTCGGCGAGCGTCGCGTTGACGAGGCAGAACGGCAGGAGCGTGAGCTCGCCGAGCGTCGTCGGTCAATCCGCCGTCAACTCTCCGCAGACGAGCAGCGCATCGCGCAGGAGCAGCTCCGGCTCGAGGAGGCGAACAAGGAGCGGCGCATCGAGTTCGAGCGGGAGGTCGCACGCGAGCGAGTGGCGGCTTTCCGCGAGGCCATCCGCGAGCAGGAAACCCTGCTGCGGCAGAACGAGCGCGAGAACGAGGAGCTCCTCGAGCGTAGCCGCCGCCTGCGCGAGGAAATCGCGGGAATCGAGCTCAGCGTTGAGCAGCGCATACGCGAGCGCCGCCGGCGCGAACTGAGCCCCGAGGAACGCCAGCTCGACATCGCGCGCGAGGCGGCCCAGGCCATAACGGAGGCCCGGCGCGCGCTGCGCGAGGGCGACTTCGAGACCGCTGAGCGACTCGCGCGCCGTGTGCAAGCCCTCTCCGATGCCATCGAGGAGACGCGCACGGCGAATGCGCTTCTCATCGAAGGCGCGCAGTTGCAACGCGAGGCGAAAGAACAAGAGATCCAGTCCATTGACGCCGCGCGTGAGGCCAACGCCCGCGCGAACGCCGAGCTTCGCCGCGAGATAGCGACCGCCAAAGAGCTCGCCGACGGGCTGGCGCGCAGCATCAAGTCCATCGGCGAGGCGGATCCGCGGGTCGAGATACGCGACAACATCGCCGAGGTGACCAAGCGCGTGCGCGAGCTCCGGCGCCAGCTCGCCGCGGTCGGCGGCGCAGAGGTCAACGTTTCAGGCCAAGGGCTGCGACGGGGCGGCACGGTCGGGCCGGTGCGTGCGGCCGTCGGTCGTTTCCTGCCCGGCTACGGCGGGGGCGACCGGCGGGTCGTCCTGGCCGAGGACGGCGAGTTCGTGCTGCGCAAGGAGGCCGTGCGGCGTTACGGACTGCCGTTCATCCAGGGTTTGAACGCCATGCGAGTCGAAGCCCGGCGCAGTGGCGGCCGCGTGTTGCCGGCGCCCCCGAGCCTGCCCCGATTTCAGGACGGCGGCGCTGTCGCCGGCGGAGCCCCGCCGGACACAGTGCGGTTAAAGCTCGACCTCGGGCGTGGTGGCGGAGAATTCGACCTTTTCGGCGAGCGCGACCAGGTGGTTGCTCTGCGCGACGCGCTGGTGGAGGCGAGCCGGGGTGGGTGACTCGTTTTTCATCAGGTGTGACCAAATCAACCGGTACAGGAGAGTGGAATGAGTACACAGCCAGCGGCCGTACGCGGCCGGCAGCAGTCGACGGCGCTCACACTGGTGCTCGAGCACCAGGAGGAGATGGAAAAGCTCCGCGAACGCATGCGGCGTTTGGAGCAGGCCGTCGCCGACGAGCGAGAGAAGATAGACCGTGCGAGCGCCGGAGTGAGGGACACCTCGTCCGAGCTTCGCCAGCAGCGCGATGAGCTGGCCGCGGCGGTGGCGCTCGACGAGAGGCAGCAGGCCGAGCTCGACGCCCTCGATGCCGAAATCGCCCAAGCCGAGCGAGACTACGCGGCCGCTCTCGAGCAGAGCGTCAAGGCTGCCGATCATCCGAGAGCTGCGTTGCAGGGGCTCGAGCAGCGTTTGACGAAAACGCAAGCGCGGCTCGCCGACCTGCAGAGCTATTTCCCCGAGCTCGCCGCGGACTTGGTACGCGACGAAGCCGAGCATCTCGGCAAGGAATACGTGCGTCAGGCTGAGAAGCTCGTGGACACGTTCAAGCGACTGACCGTACTAGGCGCGCTCGAGCGCAGTCTGAGAGGGCACCAGTACAACACCACAATGGGCCACGGATGGGGTGAGATGTATATCCCCGCGTTCAAGGTCAAGGCGTGCGAAGAAAAGCGTCACCAAAAATATACGTCGATGCTCTACTCCGCCCGACACCTGACGGTTGGCTCGCATCCCGTCAAAGAGGCGGACGAAGAGCTGCGTCTGACGAAACAGGCCGAGCGCGAGCGCTTGCTAAAGCTCGGTGTGTCTGAGGAGCTATTGTAGGACGGCCGTCGCTTGTGGAAGGTTTCATCGAGCTAATGCGCACTGGCTGCCACCTGGATTCGGGCGGGGAGCGTCGGTGCTTCTCGGAAGGCGACCTCCAGATATCAGCCCAGGCGTATCATCCAGAGTTCAGACTCGCCCCGCTCGTGCTTGGCCATCCCTCCGACGACAGGCCCCGTTTCGGTTGGGTCAAGCGCCTCTACTTCGGCGGCGGGAGCCTGTGGGGCGAACCGATGCGTGTGAGCCCGCATTTGCCTCGATGGTTGAACGAGGGTCGCTACAAGAAGGTGTCCGCGGCGTTCTTTCCGCCGGACCATCCGCGCAACCCGCGGCCCGGCACTTTCTACCTAAAGCACGTCGGGTTTTTCGGTGCGCATCCCACCTCCGTCAAGGGATTACGGGTGGCGTTTTTCGGTGAGTGGTCCGTGCCGTATGTCGACGATCGCGAGATTGAGAGCGTCGCGTTTTCTTCGTCCGCGGAGTTCGCAGTGCACGAGGGCGTAGTTCGGGCATTGCGCGCTGCCGCGTTCTAGTTTTCTATCGGAGTGAGGAGAGAGCAATGGCGATCAAGCGAGGCAACCCGGTACTGCACAAGTTCTACCTCTCGGGCGGCGAGGTCATCAAACACCGCATCGTGAAATGGGGGAACGACGACGACCACGTCATCCAGGCCGCCGACACCACCGACGCCATGATGGGTGTGTCGGACGCACTCGGGGCTGATGCCGCCGAGAAAGGCCTTGACGTGATTCGCTCGGGCCTTGCGCCCGTGGAGTACGGTGGCAACATCACCCGCGGTGAGCCGTTGACCTCGGATGCGGACGGCAAGGCGGTGGCCGCGGCGCCGGGCGCCGGCGTGAACATGCGGATTATCGGCTTCGCCGAGGAGTCTGGCACGCCCGGCGACATCGGTCTTGTCAGCTTGGAACCCGGGCAGATTCAGGGAGCGTGACCACGGACTTTCAAGAAGACGAAGTACGAACCGGCCCGCCGTCGTGGCGGCCGAGTCGGAGGTGCAACTCGCGACCGAGATCCGACAAGAAAGAATAGCAGCCAGGGCGGGGCCGGGTGGAATCACGCGCGGAGGAGGAGGCCGAGCGCCGCCGGCATCGTCCGTACCGGGCGGAGGAGCCCGAGGAAACGTCCGCGACCCCAGAGTCCACAGCGGAAGGCCGGCGGGCGTTCCGTGCGGGCCGCAGCGCGTCTCAAGGAACGCATGAAGGTCGAACAATGAGCCTGTCGGAGACCCGCATCGACCCTGCCGCGTTCCCGCGCTCATTCCGCGAGGTGGCCGAAGTGGTCGGCCTCCCGGCGGCGGTGCGCTCCGCTTAGCTGAGCGACGAGGTGGGCAAGTGATATGGATCCCGGACGAACCCAGGCAGGTGCACCGCATCTGCTCAGAGTCGCACTGACCACCGCGCCACAGTGCAGGTCGAGCCCTATTGGATCCAGGTCCTGCGTTCTGTATCCCTGCGGAGCAGTCAGCGCAAGGCTGCCGCCAGACTCGGGTACTCGCAAGCGGTCGTTAATCAGGTTTTGAAGGGCACCTACAAAGGCAATTTAGAGCACGTTCGAGAGCTCGTCGAGCGGACTCTCATCCCTGACACAGTGGATTGCCCGGTGCTCGGAGAGATTCCTCGGGACGCTTGCCTCGCCACCCAAGCGCGCCGGCAGCATCTGTTGGGTTACGCCTGCCGTAGCTGCCCCTTGAAACGCCGGTCGTAACAGCCTACGCCGAGCGCCGGTCCGGCAGGGACGCGGGGCCTTCCCTGAAGATGCGCACAGTGGTTTTCGCCAAACCATGCGACGTTGGCGCGCCAAACCATGCGACCGCCTACACTCGCGGCGGAGCCGGCACTCTTCTCCCCGGCGTGTGCGGGTCGGACACTCGGACTAACCAGCTGATTTGCTTGGCGCTCCCTGCGGGACTCGAACCCGCGTCGCCGCCTTGAGAGGGCGTAAAAACCGTCTTTTGCCGTCCACGGCTGTTCTGCAAGGTTCAGAAAATCAAGAAATATTGTCCTCTTGCGTACCCCATTGTCTGGGGCCGTCCAACCCGGTATTCTCCGTAAATGTTCCGTAAGTTTTCGTCGCCACCTTGCAGGCAGGTCCATGGCCAGACTCCGACGTGACGCACGGCTTGAGACACGGGAAGGTCGTAGCCGGCTGAAGGGCCGACACGAGCCCTATTGGCGCGAGCTCTACCCGGGGCTTGCGCTCGGCTACCGCAAGGGTAAACGAGGTGGTGTTTGGAAGGCGCGGCGAAACCTCGGCGCAGGGCGCTACCAGTACACCACCCTTGGCACTCCGAACGACCACGCGGACGCGGACGGTCGAGACGTGCTCGACTACAAGCAAGCCCATGCCGCCGCGCTTGCCTGGGATGCTGACCAGAACGCGCCGGAGGACACGGAGGACCCGGCGTGCACGGTCAGCGAGGCGCTCGACCGCTACTTCGCCACGTTTCGTGGCCGGTGGAAGGCCGGCGCTGAGAAGTGGGCCAACTCGCGCATCCGCCCCGACCTCGGTGATTGGGACGTGAACGATCCGAACTTCACCCGGGCGATGCGAGAGTGGCTGCAGCGGATGGCGGACTCCCCTCCCCAGCGCCGGGGCAGGGAGCTACCCCTCGACGTCGATAACCCGGACGCCATCCGCCGGCGGCGGGCCACCGCCAACCGGATACGCACCATCCTATGCGCTGCGCTCAATCAGGCGTACCACGATGGCCGCGCCCGGCACCCCGAGCACTGGCGCAAGGTTCGGCCCTTCCAAGACGTGGACGAGCCGCGTGTGCGCTATCTCACCGAACATGAGTGCGTACGTCTGGTCAACGCAAGCGACGCCGAGTTCCGCCCCCTGGTGCGCGCGGCGCTGCTGACCGGATGCCGCTACAGCGAGCTCACGAACCTGCGTGTACACGACTACAACGCCGATGCGCGCACCGTCGCCGTGCGTCTCACCAAGGCGGGAAAGCTGCGTCACGTGCCCCTGACCGACGAAGGGGTGGCGCTCTTCGACGAGTTAACTGCGGGGCGCGTGGGGGTCGAGTGTATCTTCGTCAAGCGCGACGGTTCTCCTTGGCAGCGCACCGACCAGACGCGGCGCATGCGTGAAGCCTCGAAGCGCGCGAAGCTCGTGCCGGCCGTGCACTTCCACCTCCTGCGCCATGCCTACGGTGCCCTGCTCACCCGCGCCGGCGTGCAGCTTAAGATAGTGGCGGAGGCCATGGGTCACGCCGACACCCGAATGACTGAGCGGCACTACGCGCACCTGCAACCGGATTTCATCGCGGAGACCATCCGGGCTCACCTACCCAGGTTCGGGGTGCGCAAGCAGGCGGGCAAGGTGAAGCGAATTCGGCGATGATTTCCGTCGGGGCGAGGAAACGCGACCCGAACCGCGGACACCGTGCATCATCTTGCCCCGCTTTTCTCTCGTGTACGGCTGCCTACGCACGCAGGGGGACGCATGAGTCCTGACGAGCCTGATCATCCTTCCGAGGAGTTTTCGGACGCGTTCAAGAAGGTGGTGGACCGCCTCTCAGAGATCGATGAGGCGCTCGGCAAAGTTGAGCGGCTCGAGAGCGGCGACCCCAAGGAGCTTCGGAAGCTTGAAAAGTTACGGCATGAGCGTGAGGAGCTCGGTAGGTGGTTGGGCGGCCTGTCGTTGAAGGCGATGGAGGCTAAAGGGGAGGACGAGCGCGACTACTACGAAGTCCAAAGCGAAGAACCGGGAGAGCGTCCCCGACCACTGCCAGATGAAAAACTCGACCTTATTTGTCGCAAGAGCGTCTGGACCATCGAAGAGGCGCTGTTCACGATGCAGGGACTAGAGACGCCTCCTGCGCTTTCAAGGCTGGATGTCGTCCACCACTACCTAGGTTTCGACGCTCAGTACGAGTTGGTGAGATCTTCTATTGAGGCCGGAGAGCTCTGTCGGCGTGCACGCGTCAAAGGTAAGATGAAGTTCGTCGCTACTCCTGTCGAATGGCTCGAGTGGGCGGAACGTAAGGGGATAGCGGTCAACGACCGCGTCCGCTCCTACCTAAAAGCCGACTCCGAGGATCCAGTCCAGAGGACCAAGAGGGCCATCGAAGTCCGCCAACAAAAGGCAAGCGAACGGCGCGACGTGGTGAAGAATCTCATCGACGAGATCTACAAGCGCGGTGAAGAGGAAGGAGCGCCCTGGGCCTGCGAGACCGAACCGGACGGGCGCAGGAAGCCTTTGCCGTTCAAGAAGGAGGATGTATACCACATCTATATGAAGCGCCACCCCGAGTTCCCGCCAATCAAATTCGAGACATTCAAACGCCACGTCATGTCGGGCATTGCGAGATTTCAGAATCGCGTGAGAAAAGGCTCAGACAGGCGTTTGCGGGATCTATTACGGCGCTGAACCCGCGACATGCGCACCCCGAGGCGTCTCTGATTCTCGCCTCGGTATGTCATTGAATCGTGGCTCTTAGGCCATCTCCTTTCAGCTCGGGCAATTTTATTCTTATGGCGTCCACTTAGATGCACGAGGACGCCGATGAGCGATAACACTCTGCAAGTCGCGCTCTCTATACCGGAGGCGATGAAAGCTCTGCGCATGTCGCGCCAAAGCCTCTATCGCGAAATTACGTCCGGGCGCTTGCGCACGTACTGCGTTGGGCGCAGGCGCTACATCTCTACTGAGGCAATTCTGAAATGGGTACGAGCCCGCGAGGCTGAAAGTGAGGGCGACGCGGCATGAGCGTAGCCCCGGACAGACCAACGAGACTGGTCCGCCATGAAGCTCCCCCGCTCGACCAGCATTCGAGCGTTGCCCACCTCCTCGATCGCCTTGATGCCGTGCGCGAGACCGGGCTTGGCCGGTGGCTGGCCAGGTGTCCGGCGCACGACGACCGCGTGCCCTCGCTCTCGATCCGGGACGCCGACGAGCGGGTGCTCGTGCATTGCTTCGCTGGGTGCCGGCCCGGGGACGTGGTCACCGCCGTGGGGCTCGAGCTGCAGGACCTCTTCCCGCCAAGCCTCGACGCCGGGACGCACTTTTGCCCGCCGACCCGCCGGCGCATACCTGCCGCCGATGCGCTCGCCGCCATCGACTACGAAGCCCAGGTGGTGACGGTCATCGCCTCGGACGTGCTCCAGCACCGTGAGGTGGACAGTGCTACCTGGGCACGGCTGGCGCTGGCGGTGCGCCGCATTAGTGCAGCTCGGGACCTATGCGGGGCCAGGACAATGCGGCCGTGAACGAGCAGATGGAGCGCATCTACGCGCAGCTCGACGAGCACGCGCGCTGCCCCGAACTTACGGATGTGGGCAACGCACAACGCTTCGTGCGCGAGCACGGATGCGACGTTCGCTACATCCCGGAGTGGGGATGGCTGGTGTGGACGGGGAAACATTGGGTGCGTGACGAGTTAACGGTGCGCAAGCTTATGCTGCACACCGCGCAAGACATTCACGTCGAAGCTGCGAGGGCGGCGGATCGGGAGACGCAAAAAGCCATCGCCGACTGGGCAAGAAGGTCCCAACAAGCGCAGCGCATATCCGGCGCACTCTGGTGTGCACAGTCAATGTTGGCGGCCTCCACAGATGATTTCGACCGCAGACTTTGGCTGCTGCCGGTGCAGAACGGCACGGTGGATCTGCGCACGGGACAGTTGCAACGGCATCGGCGTGAGGATATGGCAACCAAGCTCGCGCCGGTGACGTACGACCTCAGCGCTAATTGCCCGATGTGGCGCCGGTTTCTAGAACGCGTCCTACCTGACGCTGAGGTGCGCACTTTCGTGCAACGCCTTGCGGGCTACTCCTTGACAGGTGTGACTACCGAGCACGTTCTCGCGTTTCTTTACGGTACGGGCCGCAACGGCAAGAGCGTATTCCTTGAAACGCTCGCTGCCCTCCTAGGCGGATACCACACCCCGACGCGCATCGAAACGCTGTCGGTCGCACGCGGCGGAGGTATCCCGAACGACGTGGCGGCGCTCGCCGGTGCCAGACTGGTTACCGTCTCAGAGACCCCAGACGGGGCGCGGCTCAATGAGTCTCTGATCAAGGATCTGACTGGCGGTGACACCATCACTGCACGCTTCTTGCGAAGAGAGTTTTTTTCATTTCGGCCCCAATTCAAGCTCTTCATCCGCGGCAACCACAAGCCCCAGATCCGGGGTACTGACGATGGTATCTGGCGGCGCTTGGTGCTGATTCCGTTCACGATTCAGATACCGCCTACCGAAGTCGATCCGGGGTTGCTTGAGAGGCTGCGTGAGGAGCTACCGGGGATCCTCGCGTGGGCGGTCCAAGGATGTCGAGACTGGCAGCGCGTGGGCTTGAGCCCGCCCCGGAGCGTCACCGAGGCGGTGACTGACTATCGCCATGAGATGGATACCCTTGGGGAATTCATCGAGGCCCGGTGCGAGACTCGCCCGGACCGGCAGGCCGCCGCCGCCGAACTTTACGCCGCCTACCGCGAGTGGTGCGACAGGAACGGCCATCACGCGGTGAGTTCCACCCGCTTCGGCCTAGCGCTAGGGGAGCGCGGCTTTGAGAAGCGGAAACCCAAACATGTCGTTTGGCATGGCATCGGCCTCCGACACTCCGACGGCTGCGACAGTACGTCTAGGTTGGTCGAATCGCGCGCGCGCAATGAGACAAACCTGGGGAAAAGGTCGGAGACTGTCGGGTGTCGGATAGGGTCTGGCGAGGCCTCCCTGAGTGTCCTTTGTACGCGGTGTGACGGTGAGGGGTGCAGTTCGTGCAGTGACACCGGCCGGAACCCGACGAGGTTGTGATACCGCCCGATCGAAGCGAGCTGAAAATGTAGATGCCGTGTCTTAAGATCTCACCAGGACGCTTTCAGTAGCATTAGTCATTCAATGGCCCATCGAACAACGCTGACCCCGACCGCGCGCATGAGGTCAAACAAGGTTAGAAATGGCGCCAAGAGCGATGCGTGGCATCGCTACCAAGCCTTCGTGACGGCTTATCTCGGCGGGGATGAGCGCTACCCAGAGGCGCGTTTCAACGGGACCCAGGCAGCCATTGCAGCCGGCTACAGTCCGAAGACGGCTTACGCCGCGGCTAATCGGTTATTGAAAACTGCTGAGGTGCAGAGGCTCCTAGGGGAGCAGGTAGAGGCGGCGCTGACGGCGGCCCGGGTGACGGTCGAGCAGACTGTCCTTGAGTATGCGAGAATCGCGTACCTCGATCCCAGAGCTCTTTTCGATGTGGAGGGCAGGCTGCGCGATGTCACCGATATGCCCGAAGAGCTGGCGCGAGCTATCTCCTCGTTGGAGGTCGAGGAGAATGAAGGCGCCAAAGCCCGTACAATGAAACTGCGTCTGCACTCCAAGATTGCGGCTCTGGATTCGCTCGCGAGGTATCTGAAGATGTGGTGCGATCACGTCGAGGCAACGATTAATGACCCGGCGCGGGTGCTGGAGAAGGGGCACGAGCGCGCTCGCCGAATGCGAAAGCGAGCATGTGAGGATGCGGGTTGACGCGAACGCGCCCAGCCCAGCAACGACTTGATGTTGCGGCGGGAGGTGGTGGCAGTGGCTCTCACCCGCGTCGTCGACGGCGAGCCTGGTCTCGCCCTGTCGCCGACGATGGCCTCCCGACCGCTTCAGCCACCCCTGCGAGGCGGCGCAGTACTTGATGGTTGGGGCGGGCGAGGGCCGGGCGCTGGTGAGGCAGCGCCGAGCGAACATCAGACTGCCGGTGAGAGACCCGGCGGAGCGCGACCCGCTCGGCTGGATGGTAATGTGAGCTTCTGTGCTCACGCGTGCTGCTCACACCCCGCTGAGCTTTCGCTCGACCGCTGCCACGATCCGTGAAGGTCTCGTCTGGAGGGGGCTGGCGAGGGCGAAGAGCGTCGCGAGCGTCGGCTGGCGTTTGCCCCGTTCGAGCAGGCTGATATACGTGCGGTCGAGCTCAGACTCGAACGCCAATCCTTCCTGGGAGAATCCCCTTCGTTCTCGCAACTCCCGGAGCACCGCGCCGAAAGCCGCCTGGAGCTCGTCCACGCCCTCCTTCATGGAGGGTGACGATGCCCTGTGCTAGACTCACGGTCGACGGACTATAGTCGGCGTTGCATCGTACATGAAGTTTCTTAGGCCACTTGCCCTAACCATCGCGCTAGGGGGCGTTGTGCTCCCACCGGCAGGGATGGCCAGATCAGGCAGCGAGCTGATGGCCGATTGCGGCGTCCTCCTGTCCTTTACGGACGACCAACTCGATTCGTGGCTTGATGTATCCCGCGCATCCAGGTGTGCCGGGTACGTCCAGGGGGTGTATGACGTGGCGCGGTGGGTACTGGGCCCTGGAGGAATCGGAGGCGATAGAACTCTCATGTGCCCGCCAAACGGGGTCTGGGTCCCGGAGTTGGTCCCGATCGTCTACGAGGCTCTCCAGGAAAATCCCGATAGGCTCCATCTGAGCGCCGGCTATCTCGTCTTCGACGCATTGGCCGAAGCCTTCCCTTGCGATGAGAACCAGCCTGATGAGTGATTGCAGAGTTCATCACCCTGGACACCCGGGGCTCTGGGGAGGGGGTGTCGCGTGGCCGACCTGCTGAGCAGCGCGAAGCACGCCTGGAGCCCGAAGGGGGCACAGCCGGCCGGGTTCGCGGTCGAGCTGGACCCAGGGCAGCGGCGAATGAGCGACGGGGAGTATCTGGACAGGCTGGTGTACCGCCTTCAAGCGCTGCTGGAGCGCGAGGCCGAGCAGGGGCAGGAGGCGCTGGAGGCGGCGTACGACCGGGTCGAGAACCTTCTGGAGAGCCGCGACCTGCTGGGCGGGCGGCCCAGGCGCAGCGATCCGCCCCAGTTCGCGGCCGACGTCCTGAAGTACAACCTGGAGCTGAGGGCGCACGTGCGGAGCGTGCACCTCACGGAGCTGGAAGGCGAGGAGTGGTCGGTGCGCCCGGGCCTCGAGGCGGTCCAGGCGTACCGGGACACGGACTTGGAGACGTTTGTGAGCTTTCTGAGCGCGGAGCCTCGAGACGTTTTTGAGCTTCCTGAGCGGGGAGCCGCGCCAGCCGGTCGAGCTCCCGTAGCCCAGGAAATCCTCTCCGCCACCCCGGAGGACATCGACGCTCTGGTCGATGAGGCCCTGGCCGGCGGCGAACCGACCCCGAAGAAGGAACACCCCGTCAGACGCACTGAGGCGCCCCAGGAGCCGGGAGCGCGCCCCGGCGCAGGGGAAAGGGGGGCGCAGCGGCCGCGCGAAAGCCGCGGTCAGCTTATGAGCGGCTCGCAGCGCATCGTGTTGCTCGGCGTCGCTTTCGGCGCGCTCGCCGCTCTGCTGTTCCCGCCCTACAGCGTGAGCGCCGGCGGCGTGACCCGCTCGTTCGGCTATCACTTCATCCTCGCACCCCCGCAGCCCTATATGCGTATCGACGTGGCGGTCCTCGCCGTGGAGCTGTTCGCCCTGGTAATTGCCGGCGCGGCCCTCTGGCTCGCGCTGCACCGGCGCGGCTGA